GCAGCTTATGTAGCTGTAGAAGAAACATATGGTGATCATTCATATAATGGACATGCTAAAAAAGATGAATCATTTAGAAATGATATGACCAATTTTGGCATCCTAATGGAAGTTAGAGGTATAGATAAACCATTTGAATGGTCTAGAGATGTAGTAAATAAATTACAAAAAGATGGTACAGGATTATATTATAGTCCAACTAGAGAACCCTCAACAACATCAGAAGGTGTAAATGTATCAGCAATTAAAGTAGATACACTACATGAAATAACTAAAGCGATGCAACCATATTTTTGGTATGTATTGGATTTTATTGAAGACATGAAAAAAGTATTCCCAACACTTAAAGATGATTGGGGTATTTATGTGCCTGAAGTAAAATATCTCTCTCCTGAGCCGCTTGTCGATTATACTAACTTAGCCCTCACCAAGTATCCTAACGTTCACTTTGTTGGCGATGCATTATCAGCTAGAGGTATAACGGTAAGCGGTGCACAAGGAACATATGTTGCTGAAAATATATTAGGAAAATTAAAATAAATTACGTATATTATTGATATGAGTGAAAAATGGGAACCAACTAAAAAATTAAAAAAATCAGACGGAACTATAGCTTACGTCTGGGAAGGAAAATTACATAATTGGGAAGGTCCTGCTTTAATTCCAGAAGGAAATGAAAGAAAAGCAGAATATTATCTTTATGGAATACAATATAGTAAAGCTGAACATAAAGAAGCAATTAGACAACAAACTGGTCTGCCGTGGTATAAAAAACCGGCACCAAAAGGACAAAACCATAGAAATTAAAATATGAAAATAGGATTATGTGGTACAATGAGTGTAGGTAAAACTACATTAGTTAATGCCTTAAAAGAATTACCTGAATTTAAAAATTATAAATTTGCTACTGAACGTAGTAAATATTTAAGTGATTTAGGTATTCCACTAAATACTGATTCAACATTAAAGGGACAAACAGTATTTTTAGCTGAACGTTGTGCTGAATTAATGAATGAAAATATTATAACAGATAGAACAATATTTGATGTAATGGCATTTACTATGAATGCAAAATCAATACCCCACCAAGATAAAGATATATTTGAAAGTTATGCAAAAGAATTCATACGAGAATACGATTACATTTTTTATATTTCTCCTCATGGCATTCCTATTGAAGATAATGGGGTAAGAGAAACAGATGAACATTATAGAGATATTATAGATTTTACTATTACCACTTTAATTAAAAGGTATGGTCATATGACTAAAAAGGTTGAAACTATAAAAGGTAGTACTGAAGATAGAATTAAGCAAATTTTATCATATTTATAATAAAACCGTACTATAATGAGAAAATCTGAATTACAATCTTATATAAAGGAAAATATTATAGATATTTTATCTGAAGAAGAAGATATGACTAATTTACCTTCTAAAAAAGAAATTGATGACACAATTGATTCTGTTAAAAAACTAAAAAAAGAACTGGATAGTTTAGAGGAAGATAATGATATTGATGATAAAGATGCAATTAAAGCTGCTTCTGCCGCTAAAGGTAAAAATAAAAAATATGATTTAGCTTTAAAAGGATTTAAAGAAGTTGAAAAAAGAATGAAATCTCTTGCTCGTGATTATAGTGAGGCAAAGGATACTAAAAAAGAAGACATTTTAAAACAGCTAAAGAAATTAACTGGTCAAAAAAATGAGTTAAAATCTTTAGTAGATAAATTTGCTAATGATCTCGTCTAAGGAAAGATTTTTATATATATTAAAAATAGTTATATTAATTTCTATTTTACTTTGGTTTTTATTTGGTAAAAACGAAGCCTATATAAGTGAATATCAATATCAAATTGATGCCCTTAATACAAAGATTGATTCTTTACATAATATAAATGATGATTTAACTTATAAAATAGATACCCTTAATACTCAAATATCTACTCTAGATAATGAGATTAATAATCAAGATAATTTAATTAAAAAATTAAAAATTAAAACCAATGAAAAAGTTAGGGCTGTTGATAATTTTAACAATGATGAGCTTTACCAGTTTTTCGCAGAGCGCTATAGACAGCACTTCGATTCAATTGAAAAAACCAGTAGTAAAATTAGTAATTAAAGATTTAATTACTGGGGATGATGCTAAAGGAGAATTAGCATTATCTATAAAAAAATTTCAATTATTAGAAAAAAAGGTAATATTAAAAGATAGTATTATTTTTAATTTAAATGATCAAATTATAAATTTTAATTCTATTATTGGGACTAAAGAAAACCAGTTATCTTTATCTCAAGAACTATCAAAAAAACTACAAGCTGATTTAAAAAAACAAAAATTAAAAACAAAACTTATGGGTGGAGCAGGTATTGTAGCTGTTGTAGGAGTAGTATTATTATTAAAATAATATATGGCTGATTTAAAAAAAATAATAAGAAGTGAATATCTAAAATGTGCTAAAGACCCAGTACATTTTATGCGTAAATATTGTTATATACAGCACCCACAACGTGGACGTATACAATTTAATTTATATCCTTTTCAAGAAAAAGTATTAACATTATTACAAGAAAACCCTTATAGTATAATATTAAAATCTAGACAATTAGGTATTTCCACTTTATCTGCTGGGTTATCTTTATGGTTGATGTTATTTCAAAAGGATAAAAATATTCTTTGTATAGCAACAAAGCAAGAAACTGCTAAAAACATGGTTACAAAGGTAAAATTTATGTATGAAAATTTACCTTCATGGCTTAAAGTAGACGCAGTTGAAAATAATAAATTAAATTTACGACTTTCAAATGGGTCTCAAATTAAAGCTACATCAGCAAGTAGTGATGCAGGTAGATCAGAAGCAGTATCCTTACTATTAATTGATGAGGCAGCATTTATTGATAATATTGGTGAGATATGGGCCTCAGCTCAACAAACACTAGCAACTGGAGGTGGTTGTATTGCTTTAAGCACCCCCTATGGTACAGGTAATTGGTTCCACCAAACCTGGACAAGAGCGGAAGCAGCGGAAAATGATTTTTTACCTATTAAATTACCTTGGTATGTCCATCCCGAAAGAGATGAATCATGGAGAAAAAGACAAGATGAATTATTAGGTGATCCTAGAATGGCGGCCCAAGAATGTGATTGTGATTTTAGCACTTCAGGTGACATTGTTTTTTACCCTGAATATATAGATTTTTATGAAAAAACATATGTAAAAGATCCTATGGAGAGGCGAGGTGCGGATCAAAATTTATGGGTTTGGGAAGTAGCAGATTATTCAAGAACCTATGTTGTTGTAGCTGATGTATCAAGGGGTGATGGTAAAGACTACTCAGCTTTTCATGTTATTGATACTGAAAATAATGTTCAAGTAGCAGAATATAAAGGACAAATAGGTACTAAAGAATATGGTCATTTGTTAGTAGGAATAGCCACAGAATATAATGAAGCTTTACTTGTAGTAGAAAATGCAAATATAGGATGGGCTACTATACAAACGGTAATAGATCGACAATATCAAAACCTTTATTATTCTCAAAAAACAGATCAGCCAAATGTAAATTCTTATTTCGATAAATATCAAGATCATTCTAAAATGGTTCCTGGTTTTACTATGTCATCAAGAACACGCCCCATGGTAATAGGAAAATTTCAGGAGTATTTAAGTGATAAAGGTGTAACTATTCAATCTAAAAGATTAATAGAAGAAATGAAAACTTTTATTTGGAGAAATGGCAGACCAGAAGCTCAATCGGGTTATAATGATGATTTAGTTATGTCTTTTGGTATTGCAATGTATATTAGAGATACCGCTTTAAAATTTAGACAAAGAGGTATTGATATTACAAAACAGGCATTAAATAACATGCATGTTAATAGAACCCCATATCAGGGTAGTTATGGGGCTATGCAAAGTCAATCAAATCCCTGGCAAATTAAAACTAAAGATGGCAACGAGGATATAAGTTGGCTTTTATAATAATATTTATAACAATAATAACATACTATGGCAAATACAAGTGTATTTTCAAGATTAAAAAGATTATTTTCAACTGATGTAGTAATTAGAAACGTTGGTGGTAATCAAGTAAAAACTGTTGACTCAGGTCATATTCAAGCAAGTGGTGAGTATGAAACTAATTCATTAATAGATAGATTTAATAGAGTTTATTCTACAATGCCTACATCTCTATATGGGGCACAATTTAATTTAAATTATCAATATTTAAGGACTCAACTATATTCGGAGTATGATGTAATGGACCAAGATGCTATTATTGCTTCTGCCCTAGATATAGTAGCCGATGAATGTACACTTAAAAATGATATGGGTGAAGTGCTTCAAATTAGAAGTTCTAATGAAGACATTCAAAAAATATTATATAATTTATTTTATGATGTTTTAAATATAGAATTTAATGCTTGGATGTGGACAAGGCAAATGTGTAAATATGGAGATTTCTTTATGAAATTAGAAATTGCTGAAAAATTTGGTGTTTATAATGTAATACCTTACACAGCTTATCACATTGAAAGAATAGAAGGATCTAACCCAGAAAATCCTGCTGAAGTAAAATATAAATGGAACCCAGATGGTTTTGCTGGTAGTTCTTATGGGTATTATAATGTACCTAATCAAAATATAGAATCGGGCCCAGATGATAAAGGAGCTATTATATATGATAATTATGAAATGGCTCACTTTAGAATGGTTGGTGATGTTAATTACTTACCTTATGGTAGAGCGTATATTGAACCCGCTAGAAAACTATTTAAACAATATACATTAATGGAAGACGCGATGTTAATTCATAGAATTGCTCGTGCACCAGAAAAAAGAATATTTTATGTTAATGTTGGAGCTATTCCACCAAATGAAGTAGAACAATTCATGCAGAAAACAATTTCTCAAATGAAACGTACTCCATTTATGGATGAAAAAACTGGTGAGTATAATTTAAAATATAACATGCAAAACATGTTAGAAGATTTTTATATCCCTGTAAGAGGAAATGACCAAGCAACTAAAATAGATACTACCCCAGGTTTAGCATATGATGGTATTGCTGATGTAGAATATTTAAGAGAAAAATTATTTGCTGCATTAAAAATACCAAAAGCATTTTTGGGGTATGATGAAAATATTGAAGGTAAAGCTACACTTGCGGCTGAAGATATTAGATTTGCTCGTACAATTGATAGAATCCAAAGAATACTACTATCAGAATTAAATAAAATTGCATTGATTCATTTATATACACAAGGGTATACAGATGAAACTTTAACTAATTTTGAATTATCTATGACTACTCCTTCTATAATATATGATCAGGAGAGAATAGAATTAATGAAATCCAAAGCTGAATTAGCGACTACTTTATTAGATCAAAAATTAGTCCCATCTGATTGGATTTACCATAATGTATTTCATTTTAGTGAAGACCAATATGATGAATATAGAGATTTAGTAAGAGAAGATTCAAAACGTAAATTTAGAAATGCTCAAATTGAGGCAGAAGGTAATGACCCTGTAGAAACAGGTACATCTTATGGTACGCCTCATGATTTAGCATCACTGTATGGTAAAGGTAGAATGTATTCTGACCCTGGTAATGTTCCTGAACCTGAAAAATATGCTGCTGACGATCCTAAATTAGGAAGACCACAAATTTCTAATACTACTAGAGGAAAACAAGAAAATAATTTCGGAAAAGACCCACTAGGAACTAAAAGAATGAAGGATACGGATAAAAATGAGGGTAGTAATAGAATATCTGAATTTGAAAGTCCTAAAGTTACTTATTTAAAAAATAAAGATCTCTTTAAAAAATTACCAACAAAAAGATTAGTTTTTGAAAACGATAAGGATAGTAGTAAGTTACTTGATGAATCTCAACTAAAAGGTTAATATTTATAAATAAATATATTTTGATGAAAATAAAACATTCTAAGTATAAAAATACTGGCGTATTATTTGAGCTATTAGTAAGACAAATAACAGCGGACACTTTATCAGGTCAGGATTCACCTGCTATTGATTTATTAAAAAAATATTTTGTAAAAACAGAGCTAGGCCGTGAGTATAAACTATATGAATCTATATTAAAATCTAAGGTTTTAAGTGAAACGAAGGCTAACATTTACATTTCTTCAGCTATAGATAATTCTAAAAAATTTAATAGAACTAATCTTAAAAAATTAAAATATAGTTTAATTAGTGAAGTAAAAAATCATTATGATCTAAATAACTTTTTTGGTTCTAAGATAAAAAATTATAAGGAACTAGCTGCTTTATATACACTTATAGAAGGTGTTAATTCTTCAAATGATGTTAATACAAAACAATTAATAGAAAATAAAATTACATTATTACAGTTTTTAACTGAAAAAGAAGTTACTAATAAACAAAAAGATATTGTTTTAGAAGAATTTTCAACTTATGATAAAGATACTAGAATACTTACATATAAAATATTATTAGAAAAATTTAATGATAAATATGATAGTTTAAGTAATCCTCAAAAGAATGTACTTAAAGAATTTATCAATTCTGTAGATTCAACTCCTAGTCTAAGAAAATTTTATAATAGTAAAATTACTGAATTAAAAGATCAACTAAATATTGAAAGTAAGAATATTAAAGATAAAGCTACAAAAATTAAAATTGTAGAAATATCTAAATTTCTTGTTGAACTGAAAAAAACAGATAGAATAGATAATGATAATTTAGTAGATTTGTTGCAGTATTATGAATTAGCAAATGAAATTAAAGTAGCAAATGAAGTACCGATACACTCTTAAAGAAATGTCTAAAGTTGCTTCTGAAAAAGAAGCAGAAAAAGTACTAGATAAACCCAACGATGGGTTTAAAGTAGGCCAAGTTACTATTAGTAGTGATGGTCAATCAAAATCTACAATTTATAAAATTGACCCCGAAACAGGTGCTATTGGTTGGAAAATTGAACAACTTCCTGGATATGATAAGTTATATTCTGAAGTAGATGAGTTTGTAGATGTAGCTAAAAGAGTTTATCAAAAATCTAAGGATGATAGTAAATTCTTAGAAATATATGATGATGCCCGCAAAGTTAGAAATAAAATAAGAACACATCTTAGGAATAATTATCCGGAAGTATATAAAAGAATAACCATGAGGTTATCTGAGGCTGATGTTGATGTTGCTTTCCCTTCTCCTGTTGTAACTAAAGCCAATAACCAAATTACAAATGTACCTGGTTTTGCTGATTTTATACTGGATATTTGGGATAAAATATCTGAAAAAGAACAAGAGGGTATCCAAAATAATAATTTTATCAAACAGGCTAGAGATTTTCTGGAAAAAGCTAGAGGTGTAAAAAAAGAAAAACCTGTAACCGAAGATGAAGTAGATGAAATTTCAACTAGTGGTGCAGCAGGTGCTTATTTAACCCCATTTGCTTTTAAGAAAAAAGGTTCTAAACCTAATATGGGGGTTTATAAAAGTTTAGGGTATAAATTAGTAAAAAAAGATAAATCAATAGATGAAGGCTTTAATGATAGAGAAGTTAAAGAAAAACTTTCAAAAATAGATTATGATTTTTTAACTTCTTACTTTAATGGAGAAGAATTTTTTACACCTAATTCTGATGATAGCTCTAGAAAAATTTTAAGTAAAAATGATTGGGTTGATTGGAAACAGAGTATCTTAGATAGATATGGTAATGTTGAAATTGAATTAGATAATACAGCAGTTTGGTATGATCAAGTTAAAATCCTAAGCAGCCAATTTATTAAAAATAAAAAAAATTATTCTAAAGGTAAAGGAGATTATTTAGATAACTTAAGATCCCAAGGTGTAAGAAGTAATTTAGATGAAGGTGTTGGGGCAACGTTAGGCCCAGGTCCTAAAGCAAGTGAAGATGGAGTTAGAGATAATGCATATGTAAAACAATTTAAATACAAGTTAGTTCCTAAAACTAAAGATGGTACTTATGTACAAAAAGGATCAGGACTTGAAGTTAAAAAGCTTTTTTAATATGTATAACATGAAATACAAATTAGTTAAAGAACAAGAAGATAAAGTTAAAAAATTTCAAAAAGAAAGAATTGAGGCTTTTAATAAAATTGAAAACCAATTAGGCCAATTAAAAAAATTATTACGTCAAGGTAAAATTGACACTATAAAATACTATAGGGATAATCCAGATAGTTTTGGAGTAGTAGTAGGAACAGATTTAATCATTGACTATTTTAAAGATATTTATACATTATTGGAAAATCCAGATAGAAATTAAATTATGAAAACATTACAAGAACAATACAACTTAATTAAAGAAGGCAAGGGACATAAAGATGTCTTTTTGAAAGATGCTAAATCCAGATATCCTGGTTTAGTTACTAATGCAAGTACCTTCAAAGAAACAAGTACTATTCTTAAATCTAAAGCTATAATTCAAGAAAATTATGTAGATTTAAAACCTATTACTAAAATTGAGTCTTTATCTGGCCCAAAACAAAGTTGGGAAACAAAATTTGCATCTTTTTTAGCTGAGGCAGGTGAAAAATCTTTAAATGCTTTAGTTAATAATAAAGAAAAAATTAATACTAAGGAAGAGGATGAAAAAATAAAAGCTGATAGTAAAAAAGTAGCTAAATCTGTAGAAAATATTGAATCACATAATTATGATTATTCACCTAAAGTAGATAATGTTAATAATGTTAATGGTCAAGAAATGCTAAACGGTGTTTATTTTGAAGTAAAAAATAACCCAGATTTATCATTAGAAGAAGCTCAAGCTGAAGCAATTAAAAATTTAGCTAAGGATCCTTTACATTACGTAAAAGAAGGACAATTTGGGGTTAATGCTGGATATCAACAAGAAATTCCTGGGTATGGTAATACTAAAGAAAATACTGGTGAATCATATGGTGGAAGTGGATATAGTGAAAAGTTAAAAGATGGTGATACTAAAATGCAATCCGTTAAAGAATCTAAATTAAAAACACTAATTAAAGAATCATTAGGTGGAGTTGTAACATCAGGTAATCCAAATTCATTAGCAGCACAATCCGGAAATATGATTAGACAAATGATGGCTGAAGATGAATGGCAACAACAATCTGGGGCTCAATATCATAAAGACTTATATGCTGAAGAAAATAGCGAAGAAAATTTACCAATGGATGAGGCTAAAGGTAAAGATCATGATGGTGACGGTGATGTAGATTCGGATGATTATATGGCAGCTAGAGATAAAGCTATTAAATCAGCTAAAGCTAAAAAACCTAAAAAAGAATCCATTGATACTAAGTTATCTGAAATAGGAAAAGCAGGTGATATTACCAAATTAGAAGCCCAACTAGAATTTTTATCTAATCATATTGATGAAAAAATCCAAAGAGTAAGTTCAATTAATGAAGATGATAATCTTAAAGAATTAATTGATAGAAAGAAAATGAAGGACATGCAAAAAGAAATCAAGCTTTTAGAAAAAAGAAAAGGCAAGATGGAAAAAGTGTATGAAAAAATGTGTGGTAAAAAATATAAAAAAATGGTGGATGAGTCTGAAGAAATAGAAGAATCATTTGATAAACTAGTAAGCAAATTAAAAAAAGATGACAAATCAGAAGAGGATGCTAAAAAAATTGCTGGTGCCATTAATCGTGATTACGTAGGAAACTATAAAGATGAGTAAAAAACTATTAATAGAAACTCAAACCCTAAAATTTTCTCCTAAAACTATAAACGAAAACGTAAGTAAGGAGAATGGGAATATTATCGTTGAAGGTATTTTGGCTACAGCTGAAGTAAAAAATGGTAATGGCCGTTATTATTCTAAAGATTTATGGCAACGTGAAATGGATAAATATAGCGAACTTATTGAAGAAAGACGTTCAATGGGGGAGTTAGACCACCCAGAATCACAAATTATAAATTTACAAAATGTTTCTCATATTATAACTGACTGGAATTGGGATGGAGATAATGTAATGGGTAAAATAGAAATATTACCAACTCCATCAGGAAATATATTAACTGAACTTATTAAAAATGGTGTTACAGTAGGTGTATCATCTAGAGGTATGGGTTCATTAGAACAAAGGGGTGAAATAATGGAAGTACAGGATGACTTTGAATTATTATGTTGGGATTTTGTTTCAACACCATCTAACCCAGGTTCATTTATGGGGGTATTGCAAGAAGGAAAACAAACTTTTACCTTTGATTATACTAAAGTAAATAACATTGTTAGAGAAATTTTATGTTCAAAAGGCTCTTGCCCTGTTTAATAGATATAAAAAATGGCATCTTATACCGCAAATCAACTTAAATACGGCACTCCAATAGAAGCATTAATATCCGGTAATACTTATACTTTTACTTTATCTAAACCCGCCTCACCGGGTACTGCTTACTTTACAGTAGAAACCGTAGCAGACGCAGGTACTTACGTAAATAAACCCACTAATGCAGCGGGTACATATGGGGCATTTGCAGGAATAGTTACTGAAGGAAATTTTGCAAATTCATCACAATACACATCAGCTGTTATAGTAAAAAATAGTGCAGCTTCTTATACATTCACACCTACTGATAATGTAGCTGTAAGTTCTTCATTTATGAAAGCAACAGGTGGTATGGATTTAACTATTTCTTAACTTTTACTAAATATTCATATACGTATAACTGTAATATGCCATCATTCTATATGGCATTCATAAATGTATAATATTCTATTACGCTTCATGAATAAGCGTATTTCACAAACAAAAATTTTGGGATTATGGCAAACAGAGATTTGTTAAAGGAAGCAATTGCTGATGCAAAAGCCGTTAAGGAAACTGCAATAGCAAACGCTAAACTTGCTCTAGAAGAAGCTTTTACTCCTCATTTAAAAAACATGTTATCTGCTAAACTTCAGGAAATGGACAACGACAACAAAGATGTTGAAGAAGGCTATGGAAAAAAGTATGAAGAAGATGACGTGACAAAAGAAGAAATGAAGAAAAAAAGTGACGACAAAGAGTTAGAAGAAATGGACGCTGTTAGCTTTAGAAGAAAAAATTCTCCCTCCTATGAAATGGACCCGGATGGTGGACCTGTAAATCCAGTACCTCACAAGGTTGGTAAGTCTACAGTTCAGGAAGAAGAAATAGAAGAAGAAATTAATCTTGATGAGCTATTAGCCGAACTTAATGAAGACAACGATTCTAAGAAAGGTAATAAAGAAGAACAAAAACGTATGGAAGGCGCTATCAAAGATGACGAAGATCACATAAAAGATCTTGAAGACGACATTAAAGATAACGAGAAAAAATTAGCTAAATTAAAAGCTGATGAACCTAAAGACGTTAATGAATCTGAAGAAACTTTAGACGAAGCAAAAGATGACATCCAAGAGGATGAAAAAACTGATGCTGAAGAAAAAGGTTACCTTGATGGGATGAAGGACGAAAAAGAAGATATGGACGACGAAGATGTTGATCTTGAGGACATGTCTGAAGACGACCTTAAAGGATTTATTGAGGATGTTATTAAAGACATGGTATCAGCTGGGGAAATTGAACCAGGTGATGAATTTGTTGAGGACGAAGTTGAAGTTGAAGACGTTGAAGACGTAGAAGTTGAAGACGAAATTAACGTAGATGTAGAACTTGATGAAGAAATGGATGACGATAACAAAAAGAAAATGGAAGAAATTGATGTAAACGAAGTTGGACCTAAAGATCCGGATCAACGTAGAAAGTATGGTAAAGAATCCGAAGCGGAGGAACGTACTGAAGACGATGGTAAAGGAGAAGATGATGAAACTAAACTAGGAGAAGCACTAGCTCAAGTAAATGAGTTAAAAGCTGAACTTAATGAAGTGAATTTATTAAACGCAAAACTACTTTACACTAATAAAATCTTCAAAGCAAAAAACTTAACTGAAAATAAAAAGGTTAAGGTATTAAAAGCATTTGATAAAGCTAAAGATGTAAAACAAGCTAAAACTATTTATGAAACATTAAACGAAGGTTTATTTAATAAATCAGAAATTAATGAATCAATTAAAAAAGGAGCAGCTTCAAAGGCTACTGGTATTGAACCAAAAGCTAAAAAACAACCTATAGTAGAATCTAATGCTGTTTATGACCGCATGCGTAAGCTTGCTGGTTTAATATAAAAACTATTGTTTAATTAATAAAATTTAAAAAAAATGAGCTTAAATCAATTATTAGAAAGCGCAAACCCATACCACTCTATGCAGTCAGATGCTGCAAAGTTAGCTGGAAAATGGGATGCAACTGGCTTACTAGAAGGTTTAGACGGACAATACAAAAATAACATGGGTATTATCCTCGAAAACCAAGCTAAGCAGCTAGTTGTCGAAAGTTCACAAACTGGTGGAGGCGCTGCTTCTTCTGGTACATTTTCAAGCCAAACAGGCGTGAATACAGGTGGACAATGGGCAGGAGTAGCTTTACCATTGGTAAGAAAAGTATTTGGACAGATTGCTGCAAAGGAATTTGTTTCTGTACAACCAATGAATCTACCTTCAGGCCTAGTATTTTTCTTGGATTTCCAATACGGAAGTAATAAAACTCCTTTCGCAGCTGGATCTTCATTATATGGTAACACAGGAAACCAACAATCTCCTTTTGGAAACAATTCAGAAGGTGGATTATATGGTGCTGGTAGATTTGGATATTCTATCAACAACTCACAATCACAAGCAGCTATGGCTGGTGTAAGAGCAGCAACATTACAGGATTTTAATTTCGATTCGGAATATTCTGCTTCTGTTGGAGACTATACACATATTGCTATACCAACAGCTTCTATGGATTTTGTAGATGTAAAAGGTGTATCTGGATTCCAGATTTTCTCAGGTTCAGGTGCTGCTTCAGGTAGTCAGTATTCATCAAGTGCAGCAGGTATTCAATTATCAGCATTTACCAATTATACAGGTGGTGCTAATATTTCGTTTATTTGTCTTTCAGCAGATATTGGAGCTTCTGCCGCTAATGGTGAAGAAGCTACTGTTGTTTACCAATTACAACCAACTGATCAGTATAGAGGTGATTTTGAAGATGGAAACCCAGAGCCTAACAGCTTAGATAATCCATCTATCTCAATACCAGAAATCAATGTACAGATGAAATCATCTGCTATCGTTGCTAAAACTAGAAAGCTAAAAGCTGTATGGACTCCTGAGTTCGCTCAAGATCTTAATGCTTACCATGCTCTAGATGCTGAGGCTGAATTAACATCAATCTTAAGTGAGTACATTTCATTAGAAATTGACTTAGAGATTTTAGAGATGTTACTACAAAGCCATGGTGGTTCAAGACAAGTTTGGTCTGCTATTAATAACGTTGCTGTAGCAAATGATGCTAGTGGAACGCAAACAGACTTAAACTTCTACAACTCTCAAGGACAATGGTTCCAAACATTAGGAACTAAAATCCAAAAATTAAGTAACATTATTCACCAAAGAACATTAAGAGGTGGTGCAAACTTCCTAGTATGTTCTCCAACAGTAGGTACTATCCTAGAAAGTATTCCAGGATACGCTGCTGATTCAGATGGTGATGCTGCTAAAGCAAGTTACGCATTTGGAGTTCAGAAAGTTGGTGAATTAAACGGAAGATATAAAGTATACAAAAACCCATATATGAAAGAAAACACAATCCTATTAGGATTTAGAGGTTCTCAATTCTTAGAAACGGGTGCTGTATTTGCTCCATATATTCCATTAATCATGACTCCACTAGTATACGATCCAAATACCTTCACTCCACGTAAAGGACTATTGACTCGTTATGCTAAGAAAATGGTAAGACCAGAATTCTACGGTGTAATTGACGTACACGGTTTGGATACTATCTAAGATTAATTAGATATTTCTGATAAAATTAAGCCCGACTTTGTCGGGCTTTTTTTTTCTAATTGTTATATTTATAATAATAAAAATATATTTAATATTTATAATAAAATTACATTATGAATATACCAATTTACGATGGTAATCCTATTTGGAATGCAGATGCGGTTCCTTTTGGGTTTTATAGTTCAGATTCTGAATTTATATCCGATTCTACTAAAGTAGCTAAATTTTGTGCTCAAAGATTAGGTTATCCTCTTGTAGATATAGAATTACAATCAGGTTCATTTTTTACCGCTTTTGAAGAAGCTGTAACCACATATGGTAATGAATTATACGCGTATAAAATACGAGATAATCAATTATCATTTGAGGGGTTAAGCACTGGCTCAAGTTTAAATCACGCATTGATAACCCCAAGTTTTCAACCCATTGTTAGATTAACAGAACAATATGGAGAAGAAGCTGGTGTAGGAGGTAACGTAACTTACCATTCAGGTTCTTTTAATGTTACAAATAGTGTCCAAGATTATGATTTCCAAGTTTGGATGACACAAAGTAATTTTACTAGCTCAGAATACCAAAATGGAATAGAAGTAAAAAGAGTATTTTATCAAGAACCTTTTCCTGCTTCATCTAGATATTTAGATCCATATAATGGGTTTGGTTTTGGAGGTGTGTTAGCAGCTGGGGTAGTTGGCATAGGTGGATTTGGAGATGGATTAGGTTATTTAATGGCCCCCTTAAATTACGATTTACAAGTTATTCAACAAATAGAACTAAACCAAATGATAAGATTAGCTAATTATTCATTTGAAATTAGAAACAATAAATTAAGAATTTTTCCTATTCCTAATTTAAGTATGGATGATGGAGTAGATACTGGTCATAAAATTTGGTTTGAATATATTTTTGTAGATGATAGAATTAATAGTGCAGTAACACAACAATTAGATAAAGTTACAAATGTATCAAACGCTCCTTTTGATAATCCTACTTACAAAGAAATAAACTCAGTAGGCAGACAATGGATATTTGAATACACACTTGCTTTATCTAAAGAAATGTTAGGATATGTAAGAGGAAAATATGGCACAATACCTATTCCTAATGCAGATGTAACTTTAAATCAATCAGATTTATTAGGTGCGGCTACAGCAGAAAAAACAGCATTAATAGAAAGATTAAGGACTTATTTTGATGAAACTTCTAGAATGGCTTCTTTAGAAAGAAGAGCAAATGAAGCTGATTCTAAAATGAAAGAATTACAACAAGTTCCTTATGTAATTTATGTAGGATAATATGGCAATGTACACAAGACAGAGAGATGTATCTCTGTATAGAAAATTTAATAGAGAATTAATGGGTAATATTATTACTCAGCAATGTGCTATCTATCAATTTAAATTAGAAGAAACTAAAGTAAATATATATGGTGAAGCTGCTGAAGAAAAATATTATGATGGACCTTTTTTATTTAATGTATTAATTGATAGAGGAGATGAACAATATCCTGAAGGTGCGTATGAAGGGGTACAATTTGAACAAGGCATTAATTTTTATTTCTTTAGAGATGATTTAGTAGATGCCGATATAGTACCTAGAGTAGGTGATATTATTTTATATGAAACTGCCTACTATGGTGTACAAAGTACCATTGCTAATCAATATTGGGGAGGTAAAAACCCTTCATATCCTAATAATGACTCTGATGGTACACCAAACCCACTTAATCCTGATTTGGACCAATTTGGTAATAGTGTATCAATAGTAGTTTCTACTTATTATATCCCAGCAGATAAAGTAGCACTTTCACCTTATAAAGAAAGATTCTAATGGCAATACCAAGAAAACCTAGACCAAAATATCAACTTACAATAAGCCAAGATAAGCATAAAGCTTTTGATCAAGAAAGAGGTAATCCTAATAAGGCAATATCTCCTTTAAATCCTAATTATACTGAAACTGGTATACCTTTTAATCGTTCTACTAAAATGAGTTTTAGAGATGATAAAACAAAACAATATTCAGTTGGTTTAAAAGATATTGATGAAGCAATTTTTTATTATTTTGAAAATAGTATTAAACCTTTTGTTTATCAAAATGGTGAAAGGAGAAATGTACCCGTAATTTATGGTGCCCCTGAAAGGTGGAAATCATTTCAAAGAGATGGTTATTATAGAGATAAAAAAGGTGCTATTATGTTACCTATTATTGTAATTAAAAGAGATTCACTTTCTAAAGATAGAAGTGTTGCTAATAAATTAGACGCTAATTCCCCCAATTTATATGGAGTTTGGTCTAAAAACTTTAGTTCAAAAAACTTTTATAGTAACTTTGGTACTTTAAATAATAGAAAACCTGTAGAAAAATTTCATGTTGTAGCCCAACCCGATTATGTTACTTTAGAATATAGTTGTTTAGTACAAACCTACTATATGGAACAATTAAATAAAATAATTGAATCATGTGAATACGCATCAGATGCATATTGGGGTGACCCAGAAAGATTTCAATTTAGAGCTTTTATTGACAGTTTTACTACAGCAACAGAATTAACACAAGGGAGTGATAGATTAGTTAAAGGTACATTTAATATAAGATTAAGGGGGTATATAATACCTGATACTATACAAAAAGAACTTAATGCTACTAAAGTTTATAATTCTAAAGCAAAAGTTACTATAAGTACTGAAACTGTAAGTAATATAAAAGATGCAGATAACCCAATTCAAAATCCTACTGACGATGGTAGAAAAAGAATTTAATTTTTAAATATTTTATATATATTTATCAATAAACAAAAATTATGAGTAAAAATAAGTTATCCAATGAAGAGTTGCAAACACTTAAAGACTATCAAGTTCAAATAAATGAACTAGTAGGAGGAATGGGAGTCGTAGAATTAAGAATATACGATTTAGAAGAACAAAAAGATAAGATATTAGAAAATTATTCAAAAATTAAAAATGATCAAAATAAATTCGGCCAAGAATTACAAAAAAAATATGGCGAAGGAAATATTGATCTGGAAAGTGGAGAAATAACTGCCACAAAATAAATTTTTGAAATAACTTTTAATATTTATAATAAAATACAATATAATAAATTTATAAGAAATGGCAGAAACATTAATATCTCCAGGTGTATTAGCAAGGGAAAACGATCAATCTTTTATTGGAGCTAGACCCGTAACTTTTGGGGCAGCCATTATTGGACCAGCTGTAAAAGGTCCAGTTGGCATACCAACAGCAGTCTCTAGTTTTTCTCAATATGAGGCAATATTTGGGGGAGCTGTTAAAAGTGGCTCACAATATTACAATTATTTAAATTCAATTGGTGCAAGAAACTATTTTTCTCAAGGAGGTGAATCTCTTTTAGTTACAAGAGTAGCTTCAGGTTCATTTGCAGAAGCATCATCATCAATCTTTAGTTCAACCCTTGATGGTGGGAAATTAAATGAAGGAACAGATGTATTTATTGCGGCGATTAATGCCGAGGTAAACATCACAGGAAGTACTGGTGGTACTCAAACGTTAAGACCAATTGATGGAGGTAATGGTACAAATGCTCAAGCAACAGTAGTAATAGCTCCACAAGATGTATCTGCTCAAACATCTTCAATTTCTTCAATTACAATTACAACTGCTGGAACAAATTACCGAATAGGAAATACAATAACTATAAGTTCTCAATCGTTAGGTGCTACAGAAGCAGGTGGTAAAGATTTACAATTTTTCCTAACAGCAGAACAACTACAATTTGAACCTTCATTTGAAATAAAAACTATATCTGAAGGTGTGATTATGAATAATTTCCAATCAACTGGATCAGCTGGTGGAACATTAGCAGCAGGTACAAGTGATAATCTTAGATATGAAGTAGCATCAGTAAATACTTCTTCAGGTAATTTTTCATTACTAATTAGAAGAGGAAATGATACTAATAACCAAAAAGCAATTTTAGAAACTTATAATAATTTATCATTAGACCCTAATGCAGAAAATTATGTTTCAAAAGCTATAGGTGATTCATTTCAAACTGTTGAACAAGATGGCACAGATTATTATGTAAAAACAAACGGTAATTTTGTTAATAGAAGTGCTTATGTTTATGTAAGTGCTGTTAATAAACCAACACCAGAATATTTTGATAATGATGGAATAGCAAAATCAGAATTTACAGGAAGTTTACCTAGTGTAAACTCAGGTTCATTCCAAGGTGGAACGGGTGAAAATTTCTATGATGGTGATGCTAGATTTAATGAAAACATAAATGCTGATAATACTCAAGGAATAAACCCAGATGATTATACATCATCAATTGCACTATTAAATAATAAAGATGATTATCAATTTAATGTAATATCAACTCCAGGTTTAATTTCTTCACTACATGCCGCTCCTGTTAATTCATTAGTAGCGTTAGCAGAAAGTAGAACAGATTGTATTGCAGTTGTTGATCTAGTGCCTTATAATTCACAAATAAATACTGTAACTACTACAGCAGCTAGTTTTGATAGCTCATATGCAGCTACTTACTGGCCATGGTTACAAACAATAGATGCAGGAACTGGAAAAACAGTATGGGCACCAGCTTCAGTATATATACCTGCAGTTTATGCTTTCACAGATGCTTCTTCAGATCCATGGTTCGCACCAGCAGGTCTAATTAGAGGAGCTTTAGGAAGTGTAATTAGAGCAGAAAGAAAATTAACATCTGGAAACAGAGATACTTTATATGAAGCAAATGTTAACCCAATAGCTACATTCCCTGGAAGTGGAACAGTAGTATTTGGTCAGAAAACATTGCAAAAAAGAGCAAGTGCTTTAGATAGAGTAAATGTTAGAAGATTATTAATAGCACTTAAGAGTTTTATAACTCAAGTATCGGATAATTTAGTATTTGAACAAAATACAAATGCAACTAGAAATGCATTTTTAGCACAAACAAACCCATACTTAGAAAGTGTACAACAAAGACAGGGATTATATGCCTTTAAGGTAGTAATGGATGAGAGTAATAATACTCCTGATGTAATAGACAGAAATGAATTAGTAGGACAGATTTTTGTACAACCTACTAAAACAGCAGAATTTATTATATTGGATTTCAATGTTCTTCCAACAGGAGCAACATTCCCATCATAAAAATTTAAAAATAGAATATTTATAATAAAATAAACAACAATGGCAGTATTAGACCCGAACGAAATATTTTATACAGCTTTTGAGCCAAAGCAACAGAATAGGTTTATCCTATATGTTGACGGGATTCCTTCATACCAAATTAAAGGTTTAGGTGGAGTTTCACTTACTCAAGGCACAGTTCAATTAAATCATATCAACGTAGCGAGATATGTAAAAGGTAAAACACTTTGGAATACAATTTCAATGACATTATTTGATCCAATTACTCCAAGTGGTGCTCAGGCATGTATGGAATGGGTTAGATTGCATCATGAATCTGTAACAGGTAGAGATGGATATAGTGATTTCTATAAAAAAGATCTTACATTTAATGTCTTAGGACCTGTAGGAGATATTGTTTCCGAATGGATTATTAAAGGAGCATTAATCACAGAAGCTAATTTTGGAGATTACAACTGGGATAACGAAAATGCTGCTCAAGAAATATCATTAACAGTTCAACCTGATTACTGTATTTTAAATTTCTAAAAAAATTCACACCCTCCTTTAAAAATAGCTTGGCTTCGGTCAAGCTTTTTTTTATATTGGACGTCAATACTAAAAGGAATAGTTCTTTGACATTTAAAAATAATAAGATATGGAAAATTTAGAATTTGTTTTAGGTGTCCTATCCACAGTAGGTGTATTCTTAGTAGGGTATGCTTCGATAGGAGTGTTTAAGGTGAAAACCAAAGTTAGAGATGTTAACCAATCTGTAGATAATGCTTATTTAGCTATGGATGAAATCGGTAAAGATTTTAATAATAATATTAATGATTTACGATTAGATTACCAAAATCAAATTGATGAAATTTATAGGCAAATAGATTCAAGATTTGATAAATTTGAAAATAAAATAAATAAATAATTACTAACCCGTTTTAAGAACTTTCCTTTTTAGTATTTATTAACGAT